CAGATACTGTGTAATGAGTTGTTTTTGTTTTAACTGTTTCTGTACCAGTAGAAGATCTTATAATAACCTGAATTTCGTCATCGTCTAATATCTTGAATGTATAAGCAAATACAGTAGTTGAACTATTGCCACTGTAACTAACTTTAACTGTAGTTGATGATATTGTCATAATTCCCTATATTAAATTCAATCGTTAATGTCTATCATATTTATTCAAATATATTAACTTTTGGTAATCTTTCAGGTAAACTCTCTCCTGGCTTCCAAAAATATTCTTTATTATATTCATCCCTGTATTTATTAATTCGTCTAATAATTCTATCATTAAATTTAGGATCAATCATTTTTTGTATATTATCAAAGATTAATCTTTCTAAAGCTAATCTGGCATACCATAAACTTGCTCCAGGAGTATATTGTCTTAAAAAATCACTAACATCTCTTCCATAAGTAGTTTCAGTTCCTGATGCTAAGTTAATTGCATTACCAAAAGTAAGTTTAGCAACGTCTTCAAAAAAACCAGCAGGAGCGCCTAATACTGTTCCTGATAAATTTCTTCCATATTGATTTTGTGATGCAGTTAAGAAATCACCAAAGATACCAAGTCCACCACCTTTAATCATTGCTCTAATCCAATACTTAGAATCTTTCATTGATTCTGTAGAAGTAACATCTCTACCTTTTGTTATTTCACCAAGTTCATAAGCTAAAGCTCCCATAACTGTTCCTGAAATAACTAAAGGAACTACATATTTCATTTTGCCGGTTAAATTAGTTTGAGTAAAACCTCTTCTTAAATGAGTATAAGCAAATGTAATTGGAAAGTTTTTATACATTGCAACAGAATTAATTAATTCACCACCAATAGTTCCTGATCTTTGATTACCAAATAATGCAACTTTACCTCTTGCAGAAGTTGCAGGTATTGCAAACTCTGTTTCATTATAAACTAATTCCATTAACTTAGTTGTTAAGTCTTCTCTTAAACTTTCAGTTAAATCAGTTCTTGCTCTAATATCGTCTGGTCTTAAAAATGTTGCGCCTTTGTTTGCATAATTAACATCATCAATACCAGCATCATATAATTTTGTTTTACGAATAATATCCCAAGATCCATCATTAATACCATAACGTAAAAATGATTTTTGCATTGCTTCTGGTAATTCATTAAATTTTTTACCAACATTTTCAGCAAAGAATCCCATAAGCTCCATACCAAAACTCCATCTACCTGCTTGAGTTAAGTGTGATAAACCAGATACTCTTAAAATAGAATCTGATATTCTTTTAGCAATTTGTGGAGCTTCTATTTCTCCAAGATATCTTGCAGATGATGATGCTACTGTACTCCAATGTTCAGCAACTAAACCAAGTCTAATAGCAAGTTTTGCTTTTTGATTTTTATTTAATGGATCAAATAATAATTTAACACTATTTACTGCTGTTCTATGTTGAGGTAAACCAACATGAGCTGAAGCAATCCTGCTCCAGTTAAAATCTGTTAATGCCAAAACCGATGCAGATCCTAATTGAGCTGAAGTTAATATATGTCTTAATCCAGCTAAAGATCTTGCTACAAACCCATCAACTGGGTTTGTTAAAGCACCTTTATGATAACCATATAAATTTTTAATTAATTCTATTTTTGAATTAGCTCTATCTTCTTCTAATGAACCAAAGAATTGAACTATTGATTTTCTATTAAATTTTTCAGCATCAGCAATATCTTGAGCATATTGACTTACTTGTCTATTAAGTTTTTCAATTTCAACAGGATCGGTAGATTTAGCTAATAATGCTTTTGCTTCTTCTAATTGTTGTTTTGCAACAGGAAGTCTTACTTGTTTAGTAACGTCTATTTGAGCTTGTTTTTTAATAAGAGTATTCATATAAGAAATTGTTGCATCAGGATTAGCACCAAGAACTTTCATTAATGAAATATCTCTAGACATTTTATTAATATGATCCATCATTACTTGGAACGCGTTATTATTGCCAAATTTGTTTTGATATTCAATCCAAGACTGTGCATCTTTAAAAACTAAAAATCTATGATCGGTATAACGTGATGCAAGGTTACTTCCAAAAGTTCTTTGTGTTGGTTTAACTTTATTAAATCCTTCATTAACTATTGTTTCATAAACATCTGACAATGCTAATCTTAAAGTTTTATCATTAAATGGAAGATTTGTTTTTTCATTAATCATTTTAACAGGATCTAATCTGTCAATAGTATAATTAATCCAATCTTCTTTATTTGTTTTTCTAATTGACAAAGTATCGTGTATTTGTGGTAAACCCCAATCTTTTCTAGAAGGTATTCTTCCACCATATTTATTAAATTCTAATCTTAAAAATTCTGCAGCTGCTTTCCATGCTTCTGCCATTTCTTTAGCTGCTTGATTTGTAGTAGAACCAGGTTCAACAATTTCTCTAACTAACATATTTAATGTAGCTTTATTTCTTTCATATCCACCAAAGCCAGGTTTAAATGTATCTAATACATCAACTAATATTTTATGAGCTTGTCCCTTAATAATTTTAGCTTGATTTTCTACAGTAATGTGTGGTGAAAAATCATCAGGAGATAAAATAGAAATACCAGCATTTCCATAATCTACTTCGCCATTCATATTTCTATATGTTTTAAAATGTTTTAATATTCCTTGTTGAGCTTTAAGAGTTAATAATTCTCTACGTTTTTTTTCTGCTGCTTCGTATTTAAAGATATTAAATGAATCTTTAGCAGCTTGTTTTTCAGCATCCGCTTGGGACATTCCTTTAGCTAAATATTCTTCTACTTTTTCATCAAATAACTTTATCTGCTCATCAGCTTGATTTTTGGTAACATTACCTTCTGCAATACCATTAGTAATACAATCTTTATAACTCATAAACAGTCTTTCAATCTTTGAATAAATAAATTAGTTTGATTGTCTTCATCAATAATTTGTTTCATTGTTTTAAGATCTGGAACAATTTCATTAACATCATCTAATTTTGTACTTAATGAAAATTCTTGATCTAGGATATTTGCAGTATCATTACCTAAAGTAACTATTGGTTCTTCTCTAGCAACAGTTCTTGCTCCAGTTCCTTCAGGAGTTTTAGCTCGTAATTCTCTCCATCTTCGTAAATTTTGTGCAATTTCTTCTTTTGATCCGCTAATGTATCTGATGGTATCTTCGACTGTGCCATCAATTTCAGCTCTGACATTTATTTGTTCCTTTGTTAGCTTAGTATAGATTGTTTTAATATTATTATCAACTTCTTTTGTAATAATTTCTCCATCAACATATCTGCCTGTTTTAATAGCTCTTTTAATATTTCTTAATTCAGAAACAGTAAGTGGAACATCAACTCTAATCATTGCAATTCCATATCCATTGTTTTTTAAAGAATTGATTATTTTGAGTAAAGGTTCTTCATTTCTTCCAAGTGTTGGAATAATAATATTATCTCCATTAGGAATAGTTTTTTTTAACATTCTTTTAAATAATTCTTTACTTTCAAGGTGAACTGATGAAGTTCCAATACCATTTTTATATTCAGGTATTAGTTTTTTAAAATCATCAGAATCAACTACCATTCCTTTAATAATGTCTTTGATTTCATTTGTAAGTCTTGATTTTCCAGAAGCAGGTAACCCTGTTATTATTACAGCAATACGATCTTTACTTTCAGATCCTGTTTTATAAACAGCATTTAATATAGCATCTATTCCTTTATGTTTATCTTTTCCTAGTTCATAAATTTTATTGTTTAAATATTCTTCTGTAAACTTTCCATTAATAAAATTAGGTTCAACATCAGTTCGGTTAATTTCATAATAAGCATCTTGATCTTCTATTATTTTTTTAACTAAATTACTATTTTCAATATCAATAACATCTTGTTTTGTTGAAACTCCTGATTTTATTTTTTCATCAATAGTGTCTACATATCTTTTTTCTTCAGCATTAAGAACTTTAGTTTCTGAATTTAAAGAATTAGTTAAATCTGTTTGTGTAGGTTTAGCAGGAGGAACTTCTGTATCTAATAGTATTTCGTTTTTTAATGATTGACTTTGCTCAACTGAACCTTTGCCACCTGGTTCGTCAAATAATTTATTACTTATGTTTTCTGATTCTGGTCTGCTTCCTGCAGTGCTTGTTTGTATCTCAGTTTTAATTGCAGTATTGTCTGGTGATCCGCTAGCATTGATCCCATCAAAATCGCCTCTTTCTGCTGCTCGATCGACAGCGTTGGCAAAGTATTTTCTTGCTTCAGATTTTCTTCCTGATTGATAGAGCTTGGCTGCTTCTGTGAGATCTGTAGAGAGTTGTCCAACTCTGGTTGCAAGGATTTCAATTTTTTCTTGGATCTTCGCATTTTGTGTTAATAATTTTTCGTTATTAATATTATCTAACTTATTACCGGCAGAAGTCAATAATTCATCTTTGCTTAAAACAAGTGAGAATAACTTTTTCTTATCTTTTGTACTTTTTGTAAACTCTGATAATAATGCTGATTTTTCAACAATTAAAGATTGTTTAAATTCTTCAACTCCAAACAATGTTTGTTCCTTCATTTTAACAGAAGGGGTTTCTCTAATTTGTTTTAAAATTAAATCTACTTGTTGCATATTATCAATTTTTTGTTTTTTTAGTATTGCTAATGCAGATACATGTAATTCTTTATCAGGTAATAATTCACCAACTCTTGAAGCTATTTTATAATCAATAAATTTATTAACTACCATTGAAAAAGATTCATTGGATAGTTTTGTTAAACCTTGTGCAACTTTAACTATTTCTGATTTAATAGGCATGCTTGCCATGATTGCGTTAATATCAAAATTCTTAACACGCATCATTTTAGCAGCATCAATAGCAGTACCTGTTCCTTGTCTTAAATTAATTGCAACACCTTGAAGCATTGCGTGATCAGGAGAATAACCATCTACTTCTCTAATTCTATATCCATATAATTTAGGATTTTGATTTTGAAGTTTTTTTGCTAATCCAAATCGTTGATGTCCATCAACGACTGCTAATCTACCATCTTTAAATTCATAAACTAAAATAGCACTTGAACTTGGTTGATCCCACTTTGTAACTTCCATAAGTTTTTGTGATATTCCAAATTCATTTGTTTCTGATTTATATTGAAAAGTTTTAGCATCTGTTGTTAATTTATTAATATTAAATTCTTCTATACTTGCTCCTTTAAGAATATCTTGAAATTTTAATTTTTGTGGAAGAGCATCAGGAATAATAATTGGTTCATCGTTTAATAAGTTTGAAGTTACTTCTGCAACTCTTTCATTATGTAAGTCTCTGCTTCTAACATTATCCACCATTGGATTTTGTTTTTCTTCAAATATTCTGTCTTCTATAAATTGAGCTGCTGCATCTGTGTCTTTTGTTTTAAATTGTTCAGGAAAATTTTCTTTATAAATTTTTAATGTTTGCTCATCAGTTAAATTTTCAATATTGTTTTGAATTTTAGCAATCATTTTTACTTGCATATCAGGTGTAGCATTTGCAAATAATTTAGATATTCCATAAACACCTGTATTTAATACACCTCCAATCCCTGCTGCAAAAACTGTACTCCAAAATACTTCTTTAGCTCCTTCATCAAAACCTGTTCCTTCGTAACCTAATTCTTTTCTATATGGTTGAACATTTAATTGTCTTGATGCTTCTGCTCCTCCACCAAGAACACCTTCAATATATGCTGATTTTAAAAATGTTTGTAATGCTGTTTTTCCAAAACCATAAGCCATACCAGGAGGTAATGTTAAAATAACACTTGGTTCTCTCATATAACTTACTGCTGTTCCTGCAATATTTCCAATTTTACCAGAAAAGTTTGTATTTTCATAAAGTTCATTTGCATAAGAATCTGCATTTTTTGCTTCAACACCTATTTTTTTAAGAATAGATTCCATATTGTTTAATGATTTGCTTTCTAATTCTCTTTTTAAATCTGCATTTTTTTTCTGTTCTTCTTGTAATATTTCTAAAGATTTAGTAACTCTATCTTGTCTTGATAAATAATCTGCAGGAAGTCCAAATTCTGTAGTATATAAATCTACATCATACATTGGATTATCAAATCTAATATTTTTTTTATTCATAATGTCTGTAATTTCACTCCATGCTTCATCAAGATTTCTATATTCAGATACTTCAGATTTAGATGTATCAAATTGTCTTCTTGATGCGTTGTAGTTTTCTAAATATTCTTTTGCTGTAAAATATTCTTCTCTTCCTTTAGCTCTTGCTTCAACACCACCTAATTTAGGTTGTTCAGGAGGAAGTTCTTTTTTTGTATAAAAATTTTCTTGAGGTTCTAGTGCTGTGTTAATAGACTTATCTTCTTCAAAAAAGAATGACATTATTTATTTACTGTTCCTAGATCTCCTTTAATCTTATTAAGATCTACAATAAAGTAACCACCATTTTTATTTGATAAATATTCAGGTTGTGTATTTTTGCCAAAAGGTTTAGATAAAGATACTTTATATCTTCCTGGACCAACAGTTACAAAATAAGGATCACCAAAAAATTTTTCAGAGAATATTTTAATTTCTTTTCCATTTTTATCTAATGGTAAAGTCTCAATTAAATTTCCTTGAGGATCTGTATATGATCCAGATTTTTTAAGAATGTTTTCATTTTTTTCTAAATAATCAATAATAGAATTAAAATTGCCTTTTCTTATATAAGCAGGAATAATAACATCCAAACCATTATATTTATCAAATCCACCAAATTCTTTACCATTTACTTTTAATGAACCAACAGCTTCATTAATTGCTTCTTGATATCTTGATGTACTAAATGATTTTTCTAATTCATTAACATCATAAGTTCTTTTTAAATAAATATTGTCTGCTGTCTCAATTACCCTATTTAATGTTTCTGCCGGTACTCCAGTAAAAGCATTTCTATAAGATGAAATAATAGATCCTTTATCTGCATCTCTAAAGTTTAATAATTTAATATTTTTATTTTTACTTAACAAATAACCATCAATAGCATCTGCAGCTCCTTTAGTTGGTGTGCCTCCATTAAACATTGTTATTCCACCAACATGAGAAAACAATGCATTCTCTTTAGATATTTCTGAAAAAGCCGCAGGTGCATCAGCTCCAAATCCATTTGCAATATTTTGAGTTAAGTCTAATAACATTTTGCTATCTGTTGTTTTGTCAACTATAGATTTTAATTGTTTAGATTCTGCTTCAGTAAAAAATCTTGGTGGTAAATTATAATATTTAGCCGCTGCTGCAGCTGAGTTTTTTCTAGCTGCTAAACTTTCTGTAAAGATTTTTTTATTCTCTTCTGAAGGATTAACCATTGAATCATTAAAATTAAGACTATTTAACGAAACAATATTTCTTTCAGATGCTGTTCTTAATAAATCTTTTTCTAGATCTGTTTGTAAGTCTGCTTTAAACTTTTTAACTATTTCATATTTTTTTAATTCAGCAATAGGAATATCTTGATTGTTTGTTCTTGCAGTAGTAAATGCAGATTCCATTTTACTAATTTCTGCATCCATTTCTGGAAGTGATTTACTTCTAATGCCTACAATAATATTTCTTTTTTCAATTAAACTTTCTACTTTTCTAGCTGCTTCAAAATTGTCAACTGCTATAGCTCTTTCTTTTAAAGCCATAATAGAATTTATTCCTGGATCATTACCTTTATCAATTTGTGTTTCGTAATCTTTTAAATTATTACCTGTTGTTTCATCTATTTTAAGAGCTGAAAGTTTTGCATGTGATCTTAGTTTTTCAATTTTTTCTATAGGTAAATTAGAATTTGAAATAACTTCATTAACTTTTAATGGATCGCGATCAAGTGTTCTTAAACCTTTATAATAATCTATATCTTCTCTAACTTTATTTTTTTCTTCTGCTGCTTTCTTTCCAAAAAATCTATTATAAACATCAGATTCTAAAATAGTATTAAGTTCATTTGTAGAATTTGATATTTCAAGATCATTTTTTCCATAAACAATAGATTTTTTTAAACGATCAGTATTTGCCTCTAATGCAACTTTACTTCTTTCTAATAAATTACTAGTTGCTGAATTTCTAATATTAATAGAATCTTCAACAGCTTGTTTTTGCAAAAAAGTATCTAATACTCTTTTAGTAAAAAAACTTTTTGTATCTTTGGTATGATAGTCTTGTATATTTTTTAATTGTTCTTTGTAATATTTATTTGCTTCATCTGGATCTTCCATCTTGGATGCTTCATCTTTAACTTTGGATAAACCAGGAATATTCTCATCACCATTATATATCTTTTCTTTTTTTTCTAAAATCTCTGTTTCTGCTTTTACTTTTTCTTGTTCAACATAAAAATCTTTTACTGATCCAAGAAACTCAGAAGAAGCTCTTCCTATGGCTGCTGGAATTTCTTGACTAATTTTCATTCCAGGAGTTGTTGGTACAGCTCCTATTTCTTCTGTGGGTCTAATTTGAGATTGATAAACTTTAATTGCCATTAACCCATTCCTTTATAAATTTTTTGTCCGGTAGAAACGTCTCCTAATAAAGAACTTCCAGCTTTAAAGTAACTAATAGTTTCTGCAACTTGTCCACGATATCTTTCAACTCTTGCTTCAGCTCTTTTCATTACAGCTTCATTTTCTAATTGTTCTTTTTTAACAAGAGCATTATATTCTAACATATCTCTATCTCTTGCGAAGTTTAAAGCATTATCCATTAATACTCTAATTCCAGTTCCTTCTTCTGTAACACCTCTTATTGCATAACCTGTTCTAATGTCTCCAACTGATTTTGTTTCTAAAGAATAGATTTGTGGTAAATCAAACTTTTCATAAACTTTATATCCTTGTTGCGCTTTTTGTTCTAAAACTTGCGCATCTCTCTCCATGAGACTTGCATTATATTTGGATATATTTTTCTGGGATTGTCCAGTTATTAGATCACCTACAAATGACATATCAATAAATCTTTGCGAACCTTATGTAATCAGCACCATCTGGTCCATAATGTTTCATTAAACCCTCTGATTTTAAACCTAACCATTCAGCAAATTTTATCCCTAAAACAAAATCTGCTTTTACAGCGGTTTGTAATCTTTTCACTTTATAAGTTTTTGTTAAAATATCTAGTTTTTTCTTAACGTGTCTTGCAATAGATATAGGATTCTTCCATATATCATTAGTTGCTAAAACCCATCCCTCAGCAACATTATCCCATAATATGCCAATACCGCCTGATACTACAATCTTTCCATCTTTGATAGCACTAAATGACATTCCTGGTATTTCTAAAAATAAAGCATATTTTTTAAATTGTGGTGCAATCTGAATAGCAGGATCATTCATTGGATTGCTAATAATGTAATGTGCATGTTCCTTTTTAAAAGGAATAATATTAATGTTATCCATCGTTAGTAATTAGTCTTGGATATAATGATAATAACGTCATTGGTAATGCTTGATCTTGAACTACAAATAAATAACCATCAGTTTCAAAATTACCTCTAAACTCAATTTTTTTGTCTCCAGTAAATAAAGGAACAGGATCATTCATAAGAGCTGCAGAAGATCTAAATGGTATTTCTTCTAAGTTAGAAGTATCTGGACCCACTTTAGCTCCTACTGTTTCATAAAATCTTAGTGTAACATCAAATATTCTTTTTGTTTTTCCTTGAGCAGTCCCATCTTGAGATCCTACATCTAGTCTCATTGTTTGTAATGTTGATGTATATGCTAAACCTGCTTTTGCAGCAGTTGTAGTTCTGTCTAATGTAATAGATCCTGAAGCCACAACTTCATCAGGATGTGTTGCACCATTTGCTATTACTCTAACTGTTTCTCCATTAAGGTGATCTAATCCTGTAAGTGTGGAAGTTGAAGATCCAGAATAAGACAATGCACTATCTACAAATTGAAATTGTGTAAGTGAACTATCAAATTGAAATGGTGTAAAATATTCTATATAACGTCTTGTTACACCATTAATAGTACGTTTAACAATAACCCATATTTGATCTTCATCACTTCTATTATAAGAATTTCCAGAAATAGAAATAACACTTTCAACTATACCATAAGCTGTAGATCCAAAAGATCCACCTAATTTATGTTGATGCCAAGCAACAACTTGTTCTGATCTTTGATAAGTTAATCCAACTAAAATACCATCACCACGAATACCCCAAAGAATACTATGAGGTTCTTGTTGGTATGTTAATTCATCTAATCCATTTAATGTAATGTCTTCAGATAAAATAGTCATATCCGGAGCGACATAACCATCTGTGTCAAAATTATAAGCTAATTCTCTTAATTTTCTTTTAGCACGTTGAACAAATAAAGTTGCGTTACCAACTGATAGTGCATCTATATTTGATGCTCCATAATTAGATTGTTTTTTAATATTAATATTTGTTGGTGATACTGCTGTTCCGGTAGAATCTGAGTTTAATGTAAATTCACCACCTGATGTTAATATAATTAATGTTCTTGTTGCTTTTAAAGATTGAATAACATTGACTTGATTTGATGCGATTGTATAAATCATTGCATCGTCTGCAGCTACTGTACCACCTCTATTTTCATCCATGTTTTCATAATCTCCTGATCGTGAAAAAAATAATGTTTGTGGTTGTTCATTTGTTCCTGCAAATACTAATCTTTGTTCATAAAAAGTTACGCAAGAAGGATAACCATAGCTATCTGAAAAAGCGCCTAATGCCCAGTCAGTAGAAGCAGATGAAGAAGTCATGTCTTTTATAACTGTTACTGTTACAACTGTTGTACTGGTAAAAGCTGTAATTTCTCCATGACCAGTTCTAAAACGAAAAAGTCTTCCAACATCATTAGCTTGAAAACCTGTATTATTATTAATTCCTGTTACCGCAGATGCAGTTAATGTTCTACTAGCTCCGACTGTATGTGCAGACATAGTAAATGTTGTAGCTGTAATATTATCATCTATGTATGGACCACTTGTAAAATCTACTTCTGTAATAGTCCAAGACGTATGTCCAGTTCTTGATAATTTTTTAACTGAATAATCAGGATGACATAAATACATTACATCAGCTGATTGAGCATATTTAATTTCAAATAAATCTGCAGTTAGATAAGTTGTTGTTAATGTATAAACTCTATTTGCAATACCACCTGATGTATAAGTTGTATAAGAAGTTGTATTAACATTAACTCCATCTATATCCTGTAATGCAAATGTGTTGGCTGTAACACTTGCTACTTTAAATCTTTTACCATTAACTTGTGTCATTCCTACAACACCAGTAATAACAACTGTATCTCCATTAGAAAAACCATGAGCTGTAGATGTAACAACACCTGGATTAGCTTTTGTAATTGCTGTTATTGTTTTATTAGCTTCTAATACAGCTCCATTATCTTTATAAAAACGAATATATTGATTTCCAAATTCTAAAGCATAAGATTGTTCAGTTGAAAATTCAAAAGGAATTAATCTTGTTTTTAAAGAAGATGTTTTAACTTCTGCTGCGAAGGTAGTTCCTGGTCTTCGTGTAACCGAACCATGCGGCTGAACTATAAAATTTTCTAAAGTCTTGCAGCCACTAAAATATTTTTGGAAGTCGGTTCTTCCCTCCATGCGATCAGATAACTGACCCCCAGTAAAGTTAGTAAGAGCTGTTGATACTCTTGCCATAATTAAAACCTACTGTTAATAAATTCGTCTGATAATATTACATCAACTTGACCCATATTAGGATCTGTGTTTTGACCCTCTGTAGCATCAACGTGTTTAGCTTCACCCAGTTTATCTTTATAAATTTCTTTCATTGATGTTACTAATGTAGCATTAGCAGTAACAGCAAAACAAATATCTGCAGCTAAAGCAGCTGAAATTGTCTCAGCTAGTAATGTATCATATTCATTTGGATCGGTAACTAATTTAACATATTGAAGTTTTATTGGAGATATATTTGCCATTATTTTTCTACCTTCAATTTTATAATCATAATCATAATCAGATATTGTAATAACTCTTAAACAGTCTGCAGGTAATGTAAATTGATTAGCCCAACCCCAAGCAGGAGTTGCTGTATCTGCTGCAAGCTCTTGTCTTGCCATTAAACAGTTCCAGGCATGAGATCTAAATACTGCATTACGAATGCTTTCATATCTTGCATTACAAAGTCTTGCATTTTTAGAATCTTCTGAAAGTGAAAGGATTGTTGAAGCACCAAGCTGGTTTAATGCATTATTACAAATTTCTACAACTGATGCCATACTAATCTTTTTTTATTATATATTTACGTCTTAATTGTCTAGGTTTAACTTTAGCAAATATCTCTGCCTCTGTTAGTTCTAGACTTTTATCAAAACCATGATGTGCAGTTGATGTATGTTTAAATCTATCAACTAGAACATAGCGATAGATATAATCTTTATTTTGTAAATGTAAAATTGTTTTTAAGTTGTCTGTCTTCTTCATAATAAACAGTGGGGATTTTTAGTCCCCACTATTTAAAGTAGTATTAATCTACTACGTATCTGATGGCAACTTGAACCACACCTGAAGCAGTACCACCTGCTAAAGTTATAGTTATAGGTAATCCA